GCGTTGCTCCTCAATGACTCTGTAAATTGTGTCAGCATCGGCAACGCCTGCCCCAAAAAGGTCGGGATGCCCTGAGTCATGCCGTTAGCGATAGTCGTCAGCAAATTAACTCCGACCGATGTAAATACATTTAGCCCTGTGGAAATCGTAGAGGCAAGATTATTTAACAGTTGGCTGACAGCAGTTGTAATACTGCCAGAATTTTGAGTAACGCTTGAAATCAAACCGTTTATGAGGTCGCCGCCGATTTTTGTCAGCCCCGGCAACTGGCCGCTAAAATTAATCGCATCTTGCGCCAGTTTGGAAAGGGCGCCGCTTATGCCGCCAGATTCCATCGCCTCAGCTAATCCACTAACCTCGCTTGTTATACCTTTGATGGCACCACGGATAGTACCCGAAAAGGTATTATAAAAAGCAAGTTGCAGGCCTTCTGTGGCGCTAGATAGCAAGGTTATGTCGCCCTGCAAATTATCTAACTGCGTAGCCGCCTGTTGTGCTGCGGAGCCGGAAGAATCCTGTATTCCTTTCCAAAATTTTTGCACAGTCGCATCACTCGATGCGGTCATTTTATTAAACGCCTGTAAGCCTTGCGTTGTAAAAATCGTTGCAAGAGCATTGTTTTTTTGTTCCGCTGTCATACCCTGCAAAGAGCCATTAAGCTCGTCTACGAGGTCGTTAAAATCTTTTGCCTCGCCGTTTGACTTATAGGCGGATACACCTAACTGATCTAAAGCTTTTGATGCATCATCAGTCGGAGTATATAAGTCCGCCATTGCCCTATTTAATGCCGTAGATGCCTCGGAGCCTGTCACGTTCTGCTCTGCCAAGCGAAGTAAGGAAAGCGTGACACTGTCCGCCGCTTGACCGTAGTTTTTCGCTGTGGCAGCAGAACCGGAAAAAGCCTCTCCAAGGCCTCTTACGTCCGTATTAGCAAGAGTAGCACCCTTTGCCATCAAATCGGCATAGTAAGATGCGTTACTCATCGAGTCACCAAAGCCTTTTACAGCTCCGGCAGTATATGATGCCGATTCTTCCAGACTCATAGCACCGGCAGAGGCAAGGTTAAGTACCGTTCCGATACCGCTAATCTGCTCATCCGCCGACAAGCCAGCCTGAGCAAGGATATTCATTCCTTCCGCCGCTTCCGTTGCGGTGTACTTTGTTGTGCGCCCCATTTCCTCAGCCTTGGCTTTGACGTTCCCTATTTTGTCTACGGTTGTTCCCATGGTAGCTGCTACCTGAGACATTGCAGTATCAAAATTCATTCCGGCATCTATTGATGTTTTTGTAAATGCAACGGCGGCAGCAGAGCCGGCCACCATAGCTGTTTTAGCTACTTTCCCGACCGCTTTAAATGCCCCGCCAATTTTTGATGCGGACGAGCTGGCGTTACCTTCTGCGTCTTTCAGCCCCTGCTTATATGCGGTGTCTTTGATTGCCAGAGTGACAAACAATTCCATCACATTCAATCACTCATCACCACCAATCCGGCTTTTTTAATGACGTCCGCGGCTATTTCTTCGCCAGTCTTTGTTACTGTTTGCTTTTTATCGCTATTAATTAAATCAAAAAATGATACATAGAGATATTTCCCACCGAACGCCTGCGAAATGCTTTCGGTTACATATTTCAGCCCATCGGCCATGTATCGTTTGTAAATTAATTCCTCTGTGTCGTCTAAAATCTTAGCCTTGACGTACAGCAAGAATCCCTTTACGCTTCTTCCTCTGTATTCTCCTGCGCATCGCCAGAGGGTTCTTCTGCTGCGCTTGTTGGCGCTGAAAAAAAAAGCTGACGTACCTCCGGCTCATTGATGAGGTCAACCATGCCTTTGATAACGTCCATTAATTTATGCTTTTTCTTGTATTCCTCAACACTCTGCAATTCAAACGCTGCTAAGATTCCAATTACATCATCTTTGTGTGTTTTTAACAGCCTAGGAGCTGTTTTAGCACCCCTAGCAAAGACTTTGATATATTTCTCCCCTTCCTGCGGTACAAGCTTCTGGCACAGGCTGAGCGCATCATCATCGTCTGCAATGTTACCGATATGTTCGAGGGAGTTCGCAATGGCTTCTAAACCCTGTTCTGCTGTTAATTCTGATAATTTCATGCTTTACCTCCTACGCCGCTTCGCCTGTTTTGATATAAACCTCGTAAGGTACTGTCTCTGCGTTCTTAATGCTGTAATGTCCTGTGTATTCGAAATCAAAATTTCCTTTGGATTTATCATCTGATTTAATCTTAAATCCGCCCGTTGAGAGTGCATTCATAATTTTGATTGCGATAAATCCGGCGGAATCCCCGGAATTTTCGTCCGAATAGTCGCCAATCCACCAAATATCCTTAAAATCTTCTGCCTTTAAATCTGCCCTTGGTGTTACTTTGTTTCCCGCTACGTCTGCCGCCGCCATAAAACTTTTAGCCTGTGCGGTATCCATTGTAACGGCTGTGCCTGATAATTTTACTTCGATAGATTCGATTTCCTTGAGTTCCATCGTGTTTTTAGGCACATTATCAATGTCTTCCCCGAAATCCGTAAAGGATGGCTCCGCGCTAAAGCTACAACCGCCGCTGGTTGCCATGAGGATGTTAGTTGCTGTTATGGCACCCGTTTCCGGCTCAAAAGCTGATACAATAATACCGGCGTTAATCTGTATTTTTTTGAAAAGGTCAGAAGGTACCTGCGTATACTTCATTTGCTCACCTCATTAAATAGTTATAAATTGCATAGTTATTACTGTGTATCTGCGTACTATCGACGAGTCGGCTTCATCGACCAAAGGGGTCCACGGCTGGTCCTGCGACAGGAAAATAAATCCATCATCGCATTTTACCGTAGTACCTCCTTGCAATCTGTCGCTGATTTCTTTTGCCTTTTTGTTTGGGACTGCCTCAGATTCTGTGTGATACCAGACATTTACGACGCTAGTGGCGGCCGCACCTGTCCACCAATTTGCTATAATCGGTTCGTATGTGATAAAAGGGAAAGCGGTATCTTCCGGCACCCTGTTAGACGGATATGCAGTTATGCCGAAGGATGACCAAAATTGATATAGTGCCGCCGTTGGGGTCATGACGTTAACTCCCACTTCTCCGCCGGGACCTGTGCTATGTCTAAATTAGACGACGCAGGGGTTTCTTTTTCTCCTGCATTTGATGTAACTCTAAAAATTTTTCCGTCTTTTGTTTTTAATACATCATGATAGTCTAGCTTTACTGTTTTAGCTGTAGTAATTGTATATGTTGCTGTTACACCCTCTTTCTCTGCCACCCTGGCAGACATAGAGGTATCTTGGATTATTGCCGCCTGTATTTTAGCACCTTCCACCCACTCGGTGATAAATCCACCCTCGCCGTCAGAAGTACGCTTTTTATCCATGAGTATGCAATCTTGTAAAAATTCATTGATTAAGCTCATGCCATTTTCCTCCATGGGTTCAGGCGTGCCCTAAAGGCATCTTGCCACGTGTAGGTCTCGCCTTTACTGTTTGTTGCCCTGCTGTACGAATATCCGCCAAACGATTCCGACTGATACGCTCCTAAATTGCCGTTTTTCGCCTGCCACTCGCTGATTTCGTCCACCAGTGACAAAAACGGTTTGGGGATAGCCAGCGGAACAACTACGCCGTTAAAAGTCTCCTCCTGTAACGGAGCAGTATTGCCTTTGTGGTACTGATAAACCCCGTCATTAAAGATAGAGCCGCTTACTAAATAGTACTGCCCATCTTGTAGCGGGAGGCGAATCGCGGTAGTAGAATAACGCAGGTCTTTAGTATCTTCTGTCACGCCTACATCAAAATTAGGCGTGTCAAAAATCCAATCTCCGATTGTTATTTCTCCCGTGATTGCCGCCCCTTTGACCGGGAAGAAATTGTGAATGTGATTCATGATTTCATAAAGCACTCAATCATCCCCTTTTATTTTCCGTTCGAACTTACTTCCGAAACGGCACTTGATACTTCTGGGATAGTTTCTGTGGTTCCGACAGTAACTACGCAAACACCGTCAAGGTATTCTGCCCACAGCTTCATGCCCATAATGGCGTATGTTTCGCCTGTGGCGTTTGTATAGTTGCCGCCTGCGTGGAATCCAATCAGATTTGTTTCGCCAGATGTTGTGTAGTCCAGGCCAAGTTTTTTAAAATCACTATCGCCGGGATCAATATAATACAAGTCAATATTTTCTACAGGTGTTGCAATAACAGTTTTTGCCGGGATGTAGGCGTCAGGGAGGAGGAACAGTGTAGAGAAACCAAAGAAGTCTTTGATATACTGCAATCCAAACATTGTCTGCACAGTAATCTCTTTATCACCTAACCAGTCGTAAAAATCCATTACATTTGCAAATCCTACGACTTCGGTTACATTTCTGTTCATGCCTGCGAATTTGTTGAGTACAGCACCTTTTGCGATCGCAAG